TATAGAAGCAGGATCTTCACCGATTCACGCTTAAAAAAAAGGGGGGGGGCGCGGCCTCCGGAACATAAAACAACGACAAACAACATGCAGCAAGGCGGGCGGAGGTTGTCTCTTCTTCGTTTCCAAAGCCTGCCAAGCTGCGCAAAAAGAAAGAACGATGCAAGAGCAATGGCGCGACATAGCAGGTTACGAAGGGCGCTACCAAGTGAGCGACCAGGGCAGAGTGCGCCGGACAGCATGCGAGATAACTCAAGGCAACGGCCATTCGGAGATAACCTACAGCATTCCGCCACGTCTCTTGCGCTCGTTCGAAAGCAACTGCAGTTACCAGCGCATAGGCTTGCGCATGAACGGACAACGCAAGTACTACAACGTTCATCGTCTCGTGGCACAGGCATTCGTGCCCAACCCGAGCAACCTGCCGGAAGTGAACCACAAAAACGAGGACAAGAGCGACAACCGCGCCGAGAACCTCGAATGGGTAACATCGGAGCAGAACTGCAACCACGGCACACGCAACAAGCGGATTTCGGACAACACCTCTCGCAGCAGACGAGTGCTCCGGATGACACAGTGCGGCTCGGAGGTGAAAGAGTACAAAAGTATCAGCGCAGCATCGCGCGAAACAGGCATAAGTGTTGCTTCTATCGGTGGCGTTTGTCGAGGCGAACACCACACCGCAGGAGGCTACAAATGGCAATACAAATAGGATATGGCAGGCAAAGGAAACAAGAACAAACTGCAGCCAGTTAGAACCAAGCGTGAAGCAAGTCTAAGAGGCAGAAACGGCGGAATACGCTCCGGCGAGGCACGCAGAGCGAAGAAATCGCTGCGTGAAACAGTGCTCATGCTCCTCAACGGCAAGTGCACGGAAGCCGAAGCAAAGAAGCGCATGGCTGACCTTGGTATCTCTGCAAAGGAGATGACGAATCAGATGGCAATGACTGTCTCGATGTTCCAGGAGGCCATGTCCGGCAACGTGCAAGCGTTCAACTCTCTGCGCGACACAGCCGGAGAAAAGCCCGCCACGGAGATAACCGGAAAGAACGGCGAGCCTATCAGCATCATGCAGGAGCGGGAACTGACAGCGGAAGAAGCAGCTGCGTTCTACACAGCACTTGACAAAAAGATATGACGGAGAAGCAGATCATACGGCATTGTATCAAGACGGACACCCTCTGGGCGACTCGCTACTTCTTCTTTGAGGAAAACAACCGCAAATTCAACGTGGGCGAGCACCACAAGAAGATCGCGGCTGCTTTGGACGATGTCTTTGCAGGCAAGTGTACGCGCCTTATCATCAACTGCCCACCGCGTTACAGCAAGACGGAGATGCTCAAGGCGTTCGTGAAAAAGGGTCTGGCCATCAATCCAGCTTCGAAGTACATCATGCTCTCTTACTCTGCCAACCTGGCGCTGGACAACTCCGAGCGCATCAAGGACGCAGTGACGAGCGATTGGTATCGCGAGCTGTTCCCCTGGGTGGAGGTCAAGAAAGACAGCCACTCGAAGCAGAAGTGGTACACGACTGCCGGAGGTGGCATCTACGCCACATCCTCGGACGGCCAGGTCACCGGCTTTGGTGCTGGTATCGTCAAGGAGGAGGGTGCGGAAGATTTCGAGATAGAGGGCAAAGCAGGCTCTTGGGGAGGTTGTATTCTAATCGACGACCCACTCAAGCCACTCGACGCTACTTCGCCTGTAAAGCGGCAAAAAGTGAACGACCAATTCGAGAACACCATCCGCTCCCGCGTGAACGATCGCTCAACGCCGATTATCATTATCATGCAGCGCTTGCACAAACAAGACCTTTGCGGCTACCTACTCGACCTCGAGCCGGAGGAGTGGACGGTTCTCTCCCTGCCGGCGCTGTCCAAGGACGAGAACGGCAACGAGGTGGCGCTCTACCCGTTCAAACATACCGTAGAGGAGTTGCACAAGATTCAAAAGGCGAACCGCTTCACGTTCGAGACGCAGTACCAGCAGAACCCGCAGGCCATCAACGAGAAGTTGTGGCTTTTCGCTTTCGACAGGGCGCGTCACACCGGACACGTGGAGTACGACCCGAACTACCCGCTGGTAATGTCTTGGGACTTCAACCGAAACCCGATGACATGCACGCTGTTCCAACACGTGAACGGCCAGGCACGAGGCGTGGAGTGCATCCGGCTCGAGAACGCCACAACGCGAATGGTCTGCAAGGAGATTGGCGACAAATACCCAGACGCTTTCTTCCTTGTCACGGGAGATGTGGCCGGCAAGAACGCCACCACGCTCTCCCTGCTCAACAACTACGACGTGGTCAAGGCTTACTTTGGCCTTACCAAATCGCAGATGCAGTACAGCGGCACGAACCCGCGCCTGGCGGACAGCCGGTACTTTATGAACAGCCTCTTCGAACAATACGACATCGTATTCGACAGCGAGAAATGCAAACCCGCCATCTTCGACTTCGAGAACGTGCTGTCCGATGACGAAAACAAACCAGTGAAGGACTCCCGCGAGAATGTAGCGCAGCAGGCGGACTTCCTTGATAACGTGCGCTACTATTTCCACCGGTTCTACAAGGAACTGCAACCGAACTACTAACATGGCAACTTTTTATTACGACAAAGGAATGGTTCGTAGTGCAATCAACATCGTAAAGGCACTCCCGAACTTTGACAAATGGAGAAGCAAATACGCAAACGAGATATGGCTTTCCGAAAAGAAGGGAGGCGCTGGCACTCGACTCATCCTGCAGGCAGAGGACGAGCGCGATGGGTCATATTGGGTTGGTGCAACTATAAGCACGTATCTTGACAAGGACGGCAACCCGTCATTCAAGAGCCAGCCGGACACCTATGTTGTGCGGGAGCAGGCCACCCGTCAAAAGAACGTAGCAGACGCTACAAAGTGGTTTAAAGACCAGGTTGTTAACTACTTACAAAGACTCTAATGCTGACCCGCATCGTCATATTGGCACTCATTATCACGGCCGTCCACGTTTCCACGTGGGAGGGCATGATTTTTTACAAGCCTGCAGAGGCGCTTGGGGAGTGGTTGGATGCTTTGCGCTTGGGGATCTTGCGCAAACCGCTCTTCGAGTGCCTTATCTGCATGGGCGGAATCTACACGATCATCATCGACCCGATTCTTTTCGGGCTGTCTTGGTGGGTGCTGGTTGACATGCTGTCGGTTATCGGACTGAACACACTAATCTCGGCAGTCATCTGCCGGCTAAACGAATGAGCATCGAAGCGGAAACATTAGGATTTGTCTTTTCCAGGATCGGCTGCCCCTGCAACGGCTCTCCGCGTATCTACACCAAGGACGTGGACGGCTCAAAGCAGAAGTTGACCATCTGGGAAAAACGTAACACGTGGCGGCTGGAGGCCAATCGCGTCGTGATAGCGACCGGCACGGCATCCAACCTCACCACAAAAATCAAAGCAATATGGGACTTATAAGCGAACTTGCAGAGGTGTGGCGCATTGAAATGGACAAGCGCCGCAAGCAGAAGGAGAAGTACCGCATCGAGTACGCCTTTACATCCGGCGGCACGAAGTACTATCGTTTTGCTGACATCAGCAACTTGCCGTACGAGCGAGGGCTGATGGCTCTCAACGTGTACAACGAGGTGGAGATGCGCTGCTCGCGTGAGTTCCTCATCCGGTACGCAGACACGATCGACAAGCTCCTGCACGAACAGCAAATCGACATCTTCAAAATCAACCAACTCAACCAGGTGCTCAAGCAGCGGCTCACGATGACGACGGACACAGAGCTGCTCTACAAGCTCGCCAGCGTCTGCTTCTTTGACAAGACAGAGAACCCTGCCGTCTACGAGCCGGAGTACGCAGAGAAGAAAATAGCCAAGTGGCGGAAAGATAAAGGGGTGCGCGATTTTTTTACGCAGAAGCCTTTGTTGGAGTTAATGCCATTCTTGCGGAATGTCGACACCGATTTGGACACCTATTCAGCGATGTGCGACGAACTGAACAAGATACATTTGGAGTGTCTCCGTATCGCCAACTCGGGCAAAGAATAGACGAGATGGAAAAATGGAAGGACATCGTGGCCGACGGCAACCTCCAGAACCTCGAACACATGACCTTTCTTGAATTCATGGCCAAGCTCGACCGAACCATCGAGAGAGCAGAGCAAGACGCGAAAGCAGCAAAGGAACGTATAGAAGCAATGAAACGACATGGCAGATAACATCATCATAAAAATCACGTCGGAAGCCAACCTTACCGATGCGCAGAAGCAGCTCGCTGACTTGACCAAGCAGGCGGAGGAGCAGGAAAAGGCTATGCGCGCTCTTACCGATGCAGAGAAAGAGGCTGCAAAAACGCTCAAGGAGCAAATAACTGACGAGAAAGAGCTCAGTAAGGCACTCAAGGTCAATAAGGAATACTATCGCGACCAGATTAAGGAGCAGAAGGGAGAGATTGCTGCGACAAAGCAGTCCATTAAGGAGCTTGAGAAGCAGATTAAGACATACAAGACGCTCACTGGCCAGTCCGGAAAAGTCGTGCAGCAGCTACGCGTCTTGCGCGAGCGCTTGATGGAGATGGAGGATGCCGGAGAATTCGGCACAGAGGCTTTCACGGAGCTCTCCATTGCAGCTGCCCAATTGGAAGACCAAATCGGCGACACACAGCAAAGAATCCGCATCCTGGCAAGCGACACGAAGAACATGGACGCCATCATGGGACTTGGCGACGGCCTTGCCGGAACGTTCTACATCGCCACATCTGCTGCGGAGGTGTTGGGGGATGATTTGGAAGGCCTGCAGAAAGCATTCTACAAGGTGCAGGCGGCGATCTCCATCGTATCCGGAGCGCAGCAAGTGTACAACGCGCTCCAGAAGGACAGCGCTTTCCAGGTGGTGTTCAACACGGCTATCGAGAAGCTGGCAGCCAAGTCAAAAGATGACCAGACGGCATCGCTCACGCGAAACACGAAGGCGTGGATCGTGAATGGGGCAGCCTCCGCTGGAGCGTCCATCAAGCTTGCAGCGCATACGGTTGTCACAAAGCTTGCGACCATCGCGCAGGCCGCGCTCAATGCCGTCATCTACGCCAACCCGTTTGTGCTCCTGGCAGCAGCCATTGCGGCAGCGACAGCAGCTATCGTTGGATTTGTAAAGTACAACTCCGAAGGCGCAAAGGCAACGCGCGAGTTCAACAAGGCAAACGAGGCACTCGAGGTAACCATGTCGAAGACGGCAGTTGGTCAAGCAGAGCGCGAAAGGAAACGGCAAAGGCAGATAGACAAGATGCAAGAGGCCGAGGAGAAGGCGCTGTTTGAAGCAAGGAAGCGGAATGCGTCCGAAGTCGAGCTCGCGCAGACACGCGCGTACTATGCAAAGAGGAACGCAGAGGAAACAAAGAAATACAACGACGAGGAGATTGCGCGCAACAACAGAGTGGTTACCAGCACCTATAAGGTCATGAAAGCCGCAGAGCGACGCGCTGCTGAAGCGCTCAAGCGCGCGGAGCAGGGCAAGAAGCTGTCGGAAATACAGAAGCAGGCGATTGACGACCTCGTCGACGCGCAGCAGAAGTACAACGATGCCATGCAGAAGAGCTCCGATCTGCTCAAGGAGACAAACGAGGCGCAGCGAACCGCTCAAGAGAAAGAGCAAGAGCTTGCGGAGGCTCGCAAGCAGGCTGCTTTGGACTTGCAGCAGACGCAGATTGACCTTATGCAGGAGGGCGCTGCAAAGGAGATCGCGCAGATTAAGTTCAACTACAAGGAGAAGCTCAAGGAGGTGCAAAAGGGCACTGCACTTTACAAGGCGCTCGAGGCGAAGGCAGCGACGGAGATCCAGGCCGTACGCGACAAGTATGCTGAAAAGGCACGCCAGACCGAAATCCAGAACCGGAAGAATCTGCTGACGCTTATGTCGCAAGTGACCGGAACGGAAGAGGAATACCAAGCGCAGTTGGACATGCAGAAAAACATCCTCAAGAAAGAGGCCGATGACCAGATAAAGACAATACAGGCTGCCGTCAAGAGACGCGAGATGACCGAGGAGGAAGGGAAAGTGAAAATCACTGCCATCCGTCTGCAACTGCAGAACGACCTAAAAGATATCGACGATCGAGAGATTGCGCGCCAAGAGGAGCAGGCCAAACGGCTCATGGCTATTGATGTCCAGGTGGCGGAGGCACGCAAGAACGCGCTGACCGGTGCGGAGAGTGTGGAAGAGCAGAAAGCCGTCCTGGACGATTACTACGACGCACTCAAGCAGCAAGTCGAAAAGGAAGCCGAACTGGAGCGCCAGGCGGTCAACCGATCCACGGACACCCAGGAGGTCAAGTCGGCGAAGATTGAGGAAATAAACCTCCAACTGCAGGCAAAGCTCACTGAAATAGACAAGCAGGGTGCGGAAGACCGGCTTGCTGTCGACGAACAATACATCGCTGAGTTAGAGCGAACCGCAGAAAAAGCCGAACGTGCCGTTGCTGCTGGGGGGGGATTGGATGCTTTGAAGAATCAGCACGATGCCGAGATGGCGCTTATCGACGCTCGCAGAGAACACTTGGACGAGCAGTTGAAGGCGGGCGTGATTCTTAAGGCGGACTACGACGATCAGTTGTGGCAGTTGGAGAAAGAGGAAATTGACAAGGAAACCGAGTACCGGCAGAATTCGCTGCAAAAAGTCTTGGATGGCTTCGAAACCGCGCTGTCGTACATGCAGCAGATTTCCGATCTCGCGTTTGAGGCTCTCAGCCAGAACGTGCAGGCAGAGATGGACAAGCTCTCGGAGATGTACACCACCGATGCCGAGGAGGCGAAGAAGAATTCCAACAAGAAGCTCATCACCCAGGAGGAGTACGACAAGAAGGAGGCTGCGCTGAAGCTCAAGAAAGCCAAGTATGACAAAGCCCAGGCAATCATCAATGCCGGTATTAACACGGCGCTTGCCATAACGGCCGCTCTTACACAAATGCCTCCGGCCAGCTATGTTATGGCGGCCATCAACGCTGCAATGGGTGCTGCCCAGATCGCGGTCATCGCAGCCAAGCCGCTTGCTCAATACGCGAAAGGCCGCAAGGGAGGACGTGGAGAATACGCCATCGTAGGCGAGAAAGGCGCGGAGTTGATGTACGTGCCGCAAGGCGCATCGATCGTGCCACACAACAAAATAAACCGGCCGGAAACGTGGCCGGAGTACAATGTGCCGAAGCTCAACGTACCCGAATTGCCGAGCATCGGCCAAACCATCAACCAATTCGTCAAGTCCACGGACGGCGGGCTGGTTATCGACTACGACAAACTCGGCGAGGCAGTCGCTCGCAACATACCCAAGCAGCAGGCTGTGACCGTCAACGTTGACCGCTCCGGCATCAGCGTTTCGCACGGCGGCAGCAGGCGCACTTACCTCAACACCAAGTACCAAGGGACATGGAACTGACGCACAAACTGACATATAACAGCACCACCTACGTTATCGAAGAGCCTGCCGGCTTCGACGGGCTCAAGATGACGCTCAAGCGCCACGACTACCACGGCATTGGGGCGGAGGTATCATCCGGCGAGCTGGAGTTCTATGGCGTTGGGCACAACGTTATCAAGCTGGCCTACGACGCCAACATCGACGCTCCGGTGGTTTACGAGGTTTTTGCCGGTACGGACGTCATCTACAGCGGCAGTGTTGACCTCTCCACATGCAGTTTCCTTGATGGCGACTACAAAAGCGTATCGGTTAAGGTGGGCGAGATTGGCATCAAGACCACGTTCAACAACCGCGTCGACAAGGAGGTCAACCTGCGTGACCAGAAAACGATCGACGGAACACTGATCCCTACGGGCAAGCGCGCTGTCGAGTACCTGCTGCAGTTGCCCACCAAGCAGCTCTGTCACACGAACCGGCTGTCGCAGCCCCAGGGCAAGAGCATCGTTAATCCCAACACGGGCGCGTACTTCCCAATTAACAGCAGCCCCGCATCTTTCAATTTTCTTCTGGACAAGGTGGACAAGAGCGAGTACGGCCAAATCAACACATCGACTACGACCGACCCGCTGTATTCCGTTGACGATGTGACGGAGTTCCGCAAGCAGTACGGCGCGGGATGTACCTCGGCGCTGTCCGGAACGTTCATCGCCACGCTGCACTACCGGCTGACACTCGACAACGGATGGCAGCACGTAGTCAGCTCCGGCTACCCGCAAACTACAGCAAGGTACTATTCCGTTTGTGCCAGGAGACGGCCGGAGGCTTTTCGTGCAAGATACGAAGGGAACGGTAAGTTTAAGGACACTGATGGTGGTGACGATGATCCATACTACACGGACGTATTCCTTTGGAACGACGACGCTGATGCAGGAGGAAACGGAGTGATTCGGTTCGGTGTGCGAAACACGTATGTTTCCGTCATTCCATCCCAACTTGAGAACTACTCCCGCCACACGATCGAGTTGAGCGAGGCGAGCGTCAATGCCGAAAACAGCCTCTACCTGCCGTTTAAGGTCGATGTGGACTTCGATGTTTATGCCACGGCCGGCGTATGGTTCGAGCTGGGCGCTAACTCGGAGTTCAAAATGCGCATGTACGACACGATCCAACTCGGCGGCCTCTATGCGCAGGCGTATGCTGTCGGCGATGTCCTCTACCAGCTGTGCCAGACGCTGACTGAAAATAGCGTGGAGATGAAGAGCGGCTGGTTGGCACTTCCCAACGCGCCACAAAGCGGCAGCGGAATCGGCCAGGGCGCGCTCAAGTTCATCATGAACGGCTACGCCATTCGCGGAATCAGCAGAGGGTTGTCCGTCTCGTTCAAAAGCGTCATCGAGGCGCTCTCTGCGCTTGACTGCATCGGCTGGGGCTTCGCCACCGAAAACGGAGAGACCGTCCTCCGCGTGGAGCGCTGGGAATGGTTCTACAAGATGCGGCCGGTTATCCTTACGCTGTCCAACGTGGCGGAGATCAAGATCACAGCCGAGCCCCAAGACATCATCACGGAGCTCACGATCGGCTACAAGAAATACGCAACGACATCCGAATACGACTCCATCGACTCCATCCACGGAGAGCGCACGTTCGCATCAAAAATCAAAGCTGTGAGCAATGCGCTCAACAAGACGTGTGACTGGATTGCCGACAACTACGCTATTGAGGAAACGCGTCGGGCAGAAAAGTCGGTGGACAGAAGCGAGGAGTTCAAATACGACGAGAACATCTTCGTTTTCGAGTGCATGAAGCGTGCGGGCATCACCGGCTACGAGATCACCCACAGCGCTACCAACGTGTTGGGAATTGACAGGCCGGAGGAGTTCATCAACGCGATGCTGTCGCCTTGGCAAATGGCTGCCAGGTGGATGGACTACCTCTTCGCAGCAAACAGCGGCAGCGGCCTGCTCTTCAAATCCGGCAAAATCAACTCCGACGCATCCTTTGGTGTGCTGCAGTCAGACGCCAACACCACGTACCTCAAGTGCTTTGCAGATCCGGCCGGACAAGCGGAGAACAGCGACATCCAGAAGCAGGCGGCCAAGTTCAAAGCAGAGAAGATCGAGTTCTCCTGCCCGCTCACGATCTCGCAGTACGAGGCTGTCAAAGCCAACCCATACGGCCTGGTAAGCGTGAACGGCAAATTCGGATGGATTAAGGATTTCAGCTACTCGTTCCAGGACGGAATGGCAGACTTTACACTCATTGCAAAACGATAAAATCATGTTAGAGAATCAGTTCATACAATTCCAAGACACGAGCCTCGTAGTAGCCAAGCTGCGCGAGTCACTGCCAGTCGTGATTACAAGCGAATACCACCTCATGCTTGCTACAGCGATGGACAAAATCATGGCCGTTGACTCGGACGACACTGAAATCCTCACAGAGGCCGGCGACGAAGATGTGGCATTCCAACTCTTCGGGCAAGAGGGGTTTCTCGAGACACTCCCCACCCTTGTCGCGATTGGCGATGTGTTCTTCCTCAAAGTGCGCGACTACGGGACGGACACGTGGCGGTACAGCCAGCCTCTTGTGCGAGTGCCTGCAGACGATTTTTCGGGCATTCTCTACAAATGCGCAGAAGACGCGCTCGGATTCCCGTTCAAAACATACGGCGCATATGCCGGCGCAGACCTTCCCATTCACTTTAAGAACCCGCAGAACGTGCAGGAGGACAAGACCTACGTGAAAGCCAACGGCGATGTGGTCACGCTGTACGCCAAGTACTACAAGGAGTGGGAGGGCGAGACGGAGTACCTCTCCGAAGCCATGCACGACAAGATCGTGGCCGCGCTCTCCTGCGACGAGGTCATCATCAGCGGCCGGAGCGGCATCAACAACGGTGCGGCAACCCACGTGACCAAAACGGACAACTACCAGGTGGACTGGGAAAACTATACAATGGCCTGTGACGGCAAGACAAAACTCGCTCGGGCAACCTTTAAGGTGCGCGAGAACAAGACTCAAAGAAATTCGAATTACTAATCATGGACATCAACAACATTGAAGATGTAAAAAACGCGCTCTCTGGCAACTACCCCAACAAGGCGCTGTGTATGGAACTGGCGCACCAGCTCTCCGTTCATGCCAACGGCGAGATGCCAGGCGATAAAATCATGTCGCGCAGACCGTCCGAGCCGGAGGAGATAAAGAAGTACCGCCAGCACATCTACGTGCCGAAGACCAAGCAGGCCATTTCCAAGGTCATCCACTCCCTTGAGAAGATCCGTCGTGCGCAGGATTGGAACGTGCAGTACAACCCCGAGGCTGTGCCGTCGGCCGTTGCCAAAGACGAAACGCTGGAGAAGTACTGCGAATACAACTACCCCACCCACACGTCCGTCACCAACTGGGCGTTTGCAGAGCTGCTGAAGCGATCGCTCATTGACGCCAACGGCATCGTGGCCGTTGTGCTGGAGAATATTCCGAAGAGCAAGAGCGAGTACTGCAAGCCCATTGCGAAGTTCTTTGGCTGCGACCAGATTGTGGATTATGCGGAGGGCGAGTATGTGGTGCTCAAGAGCAAGGACACATCGACCTACTACATCAACTTCAAAAACGGGAAGGGGCGCAGACTCAACACCAACGGCGCGATCTACTACATCCTCACGACGGACAAGTTCGCCAAGTACGAACAGATCAGCTCGGACGAGTACAACATGTCGCAGGTGTACGAGCACAAGTGCGGCCGCTTGCCGGCATGGAAAGTGGGCGGCATCTACAAGACGCGCCAGAACAACGACACCGTCTACGAGAGCCGTTTGGCAGGCATGATTCCCGACCTGGACGAGGCAGCGCGCGAGTACAGCGATCTGCAGGCCGAAATCATCCAGCACATCCACAGCGAGAAGTACGCCTACACCAGCACCGAGTGCCCGAAGTGCAAGGGCACTGGCAATGTCAAGGACGAGAAGACCGGAAAGATGGTGTCCTGCACACACTGCAACGGCACGGGCAAAATCCTCAACACCTCGCCTTACGGCATACACCTTATTGACGCAGCGCGCGCGGGCGAGCTGCAAGTGCCGTCACCTCCCATCGGCTACATCCAGAAGGACACGGCCATTGCAAAACTCCAGGACGATCGCGTGCGTAACCACATCAAGGACGCGTTGGCGGCTGTGAACATGGAGTTCCTTGCCGAGACCCCGATAGACCAGTCCGGCGTGGCCAAGGCGTATGACGCCAACGAGCTCAACAACTTCGTCAACAGCGTGGCGGAGGACTTGGTGCGCAACATCGACAACGTGTACTACTTCATATGCGAGTACCGATATCGCATGGTCGTTCCGAGCGACGACAAGCGCAAGGAAATGCTGCCGGCCATCAACGTGCCGACCAAGTTCGACATAGCCAACACCACCATCCTCATGCAGGAACTGAAAGGTGCGCGCGAAGCGGATGCCAACCCCGAAACGCTGCGTGTCCTGGAAACGAACTACGCCAAGGTGCAGTTCAACACCTCTCCGGATGTGGTCGAGCGCCTGGAGGCCGTTTTCGATCTCGACCCGCTGTTTGGTGTCAAGGAAGAGAACAAGATGACCATGCTGCAGAACGGCGGCATCACGGAGATCTCCTACATCGTTTCCTGCAACATCCACGAGTTCGTGCGACGCGCATTCTTCGAACACGAGAACTTCGCCAACAAGGATTACAAGGAGAAGAAGGCCATCCTGGAGGGCTATGCAGAAGAGGTGGCCAAGGAGACAGAGGAGAAGGCGAAAGAGAACGCCAACAAGGGCGTAGATTTCGGAGGACTTGACAAACAAGACAAACAAGATGAGTAATGACTGAACTGCAGGATGTCATAGAGACCCTTGACAATGCGGCCGATTCATTCGAAGGCATTGCGAACAAGGAGCAGAAGAAGATATACGATGAGGTGCTCACACTGGCCAAAGACCTCGAGATCGATGCGTCCGGCAACGTGAAGCAGTCCATCCAGAACCTCAAACGGCTCACACTCATCAAGGCGAAGCTGGCAGCGCTCTCCAAAAACAAGGAGTGGGCGGCCGGCATCTCCCATTTCCTTGAGTACTTCGGAGTGCTGCAGAAGAAGCAGAACGAGTACTACTCGTCCCACTTTCCGGAGGCCACGCTGTCGGTCAAGGCCAAGGAGAAGAACGAACTGATGCGCCAGATGGCTGTCCAAAACACCATTGACGCGCTCATGGGAGACGGCCTCAAAGCCAACGTGACCGACAAACTCAACGACATCCTTTTGCGCGCTGTGACCTCCGGCGCGAAGTTTGCCGACCTGCAGGAAGAGCTGCGGGCGCACCTGCTTGGAAAAGATGGCGGACAAGGCGCTTTCGCTCGCTACGCGAACACTTATGCCGTCACGGCACTTTCGCAGTACACAGGGCAACACAACAAACTCCTAACGGAAGGACTCAACACGGACTGGTTCGTGTATGAGGGCAGCAACAAGGAGACCACGCGCGAGTTCTGCGAGCACCTCACGGCCAAGCGCTTCATCCACAAGTCGGAAATCCCGACGATCCTCACGGGCAAGATTGACGACTACCAATGTGCTATCTACCCGAAGACCGGCCTGCCTTACGGCATGATCGAGGGTACTACTCCGGACAACTTCCAATGCAACTGCGGCGGTTGGAACTGTCGCCACCAGCTCGTTCCGGTGGCAGATGCTGTTGTGCCGAAGGCGCTGCGGGATAGAATGAGGAATATACAAGACGTTCAAAATAAGTTGCAAGACTATAAGGATAAAGACGAAACAATCAGCCTACCTACAATAAAAGGCAAACTCCTTGCCACGACACCTATTGTTGCTATTGGGCTTGCGACTTATGAACAGATGAAAAATGCTATAGAACATATTTATAGCGCAAAAGTTCATCGTGAAAAAGCAAGCATTCTCAAATCAATCACAAAGGCGGATGGGTTTAAGAATGTATATAAGTCGCACGCAAAGAAGGGTAACGTATATGGGTATACGAACGTCCAATATGACTACAAAAACGAAGAAGAAACTCCAAAGAATGTGCACCTTGCAATGAAACTTGCTAATAGTGGCATGAATGTGTATCTTATTCCAAATACGAATGAAACTAAAAGCGCAGATTATGTGATTGAAGAAAACGGGAAGTATTATTATGCAGAGGGTAAGGTTACTACCGGACAGAATGCCATATATAACGGAGTGAAAAAAGGGTCTGGGCAATCCGACCTCATTATCATTAACATTTCTGCCAATATTGACCCTAATAGTGCTATACAACAAATAAAGAGAGCGTTTGGTGAGTTTGGAGGTGTCCGAGAGGTGTGGATTTATAAAGGGAACGTGCGCATAGTCGTCAATCGCAAATGGGTATATTCGAAACATTTCAACTCCGACTTCCGTGTTGCATGGAGACAAAATAAATAAGAGGGCACGAAGCCCTCTTAATAAGTAGACACACCGTGGTGGTTACTTTCACGAACTTAATCGGTTGCTGCGATAAAGCCTACGTGCAAGTAGACTCAAGGCAATAGAAATGAGACTTGCACATCTCAAATCCGGCGCAAAGTTAATACTTTTTTTTCATATATGCAAGAAAAAAGTGAAAAAAATGCACTTTTTTTGCAAAAAATATAAAAATTATTTGGAAATTATAAAAATTATTTGTAACTTTGCAGCCGAAATCAAAAAAACATACTACTATGTCAAAGTTTATCAAAGTAACGCCGAATGGCGAAAATAAGTCCAGGATCGTCCTGGCAACACTGAAAAGCTTCTACCTCTCCCTGGGCGCAAAGGTTGAAATCCCGACCGACGAGGAGGTATACGAAGCAGAACCGAGTGAGCGTCCTGCTGGCGTAGCACCAAAGCTGCCGACCGAAGTCGAGCAGAACATCAAGAAGTTGGTGGCGGAGCGTGATGCTATTTGGAAAGATCGCGACGAGTTCAAGAAAGCTCTCGAGGCGAAGGAGGCGATCATCGCCGAGCAGGCCGCACAGCTTGACAAGCTCCGCGAGGAACTTGCCGCCACGGAGACTTCCCTGGCCGAGTCCGAGAAAGTCATCGAGCAGCTGCGTAACGCTGCCACCAAGGCCGAGAAACCGGCCAAAGAGGCGAAGGAGGCGAAGTAAGCCAACCAATAAACACCAATATATATGAAACTCGGAGATTTACTCAACAACCTGGCTGCCAAAATTGGCATGCAACAAGACCCCGCTCTTGTCGACCTGCTGTCGTCAGCAGAACTTTCTCAACACGAGGTAAGCGATGATTTCGCCGGCCGTCTCGACACGGAGCTTATGTCGCTCGATGGAGCGAAAAACAACCGCGATGTGCTCAACCACTTCAAACCCATCATCCTCAAGTCGGCAGACGACAAGTTTGCCATCCTGGCGGAGAAGTACGGATTTGGAAGTGAAATGCAGGCGGAGCAGTCCACCTACAAGAAAATCGACCTCTTGGAGTCCAAACTCGCAGCGCAGCTGGAGGATTTGAAGGCCAAGGCCGCGAGCGCAGGCGGTGCAAAAGGCGAAGAAGTGACAAAACTGACGAAGCAGATCGAAGATCTGCAGAAGCAGCTGTCGAACGTTACCGCTTCCAAGGAGAAGGAGATCGCAGACTACAAGAACGCTGCTGCCAAGCAGCAACTTGACATGCTGATTAACTTCGAATTGAACGGCAAGCGGTACGCCAACCAGGAGCTTGGAGACACGAACGTGACGATTGCACGTGCGCTTGTCGACAAAGCGCTCAATGAAAACAAGGCAGTCCTCGTGAACGAGAACGGCGTGCTGAAGCTGAAGCAGGCAGAGACCCCATCTCTTGACTACTTTGACGAAAGCCACAAGGCCGTATCGTTTAGAGACTTTGTCGACCGCATTCTCGCCGACAAACATCTGCTGGAGGTATCCTCCGGCGGAGAACAACAACCTGGCGGAGGTGGATTCAAATACACCCCGCAACAACCAACCACCGTCAAATTGTCAAGCGGCAAGGAGGCGGACACAAGCAGCATTGATGCAGCAGCAGCTGCAGCACTTGCTGACCTCGAATCCTAAAAAAACTGAATCATCATGGCAATTACATTGACTGGGTTCGCTCAAGCGCTCATCCGCAACATCAACCTCGTTGCGAAGCTGAACGACCCGCAACTCAAACTCACTCCGACCGGCTTCCTGCGCCTGCTGTTGGAGAATAACGCAGTAACCGAGATCAACAACATCGAGGAACTGCGCAAAGGTATGAAACGTACCGTCAAACTGAGCTATCTGCAGCGTGGCCTGGAGTCCGAAGTGACCGCTGTCGACGACTGCGACACTCCGCTCGGTGCTACCTGGAAGGAGTGCGAAATCCCCAACACCCTCTTCTCGAAGATTGGTATCTTCATCTCCGATGACGAATTCCGTCAGTACGAGGAAGAGGCAGTGCAGACGCTGAACCTGGGCGACGCACAGCAAGCTCCGCTCATGCGCGGTCTGTACGAAGTACTGCTCACCAAGCTCATCGGCTTGATTGGCAAGATCGACAGCAACTTGATTGCTGCCCAGGCCTCCAAGTGGGGTGCTAACGCAGCCTACAGCCTGTCTACCTCTGCCCAGACGCTGTACCTCGGCAAGTCTGCCGACTTCAACAGCGGTTACGTGAAACTGATGGAGGACGCTATCATCAACGAAGTGAACGACAGCCTGCTCATCTGCGGCGCTGGCCTCATCACCCGTTATGACATCTTCCACAAGCTGAAGACCAGTCCGGACTCCAAGGGCATTGGCGCTCTGCCGCTCAACGCCTACTACGACCCGCGCACCATCACGGGTTGGGGCACGAACCACTTCGGTGCTTTCGCCAAGGGTACGGTTGGCCTCGTAGACTGGAATCGTTACGTTGGCGCGTTTGCAGGCCAGAAGGGCGACAGCGTGTTCTTCACTCTTCCCGTACCGGTTGAGCTGGACGGCGCTCTCACCACTTTGGCATTCGACTGCCAGCTCAAGTACATCGACTGCCCGACCTACTCTGGCGGCGAGCTCGTCCAGGGTCGCGGTTGGCAGCTCATCGTATCGAAGAGCTACGCTCTGTTCAACGCTCCGACCGACTCCTACCAGTCGACCGATCGTCTCTACGGCGTTACCGGTGCATTCCACTACGTGGCTGCAGAGAAACCGGAAATCACGACCGTTACTCCGGCTGCGAACGCAAACTTCGAAGCTACCGTTGCTCCTGCCGAGGACGCAGTGTTCAAAACGCAAGAGCAGCAGGCCTAATCTAACGAGTCATGCTTGAGGAACTGAAAGGATATGTCGGATTGATAAGCCACTCGTCCCAAGTAGCTCCAAGCGGGCTGTACGTGGACGCGTTGCCCGACATATCTTTGCAGTCCATCGAAGATGTAGTCACTGACGAAGAGGACGTTGGAGAGGCTTGGTCTCGCATCGAGAACAGAGCACTTCTCAAGTTCCGGACGCTCTTCATCGCAGAGGTCAATAAATGTCACAAGATTGCGGACATAAAAGTGTGTGAATGTTTGATAGTAAGCAACAAGGAGGTGCTGGCCACCGCGCTTTGGTATCTCCTTGGTGCTGAAGTAATGCTGGAGAGACGATCGTCAAGCCGCATCAACATCTCAACCATTGACCGAGCCAAGCCGAAGGAGCTGCGGGAGTACTTCGAAGACCAATTCCAGAAAGAGTTGAAGACGGCAGTTGCCGGCATCGACGTTCACTCCTCGGAGTGCTTTCCGGAAGACGATCCCCCAGAGCCTCGCCAACTGATCTCTTTTGAAACGCCTGTAATATGAACTTCCAAACCAACCTGCCCACCGTCATTCAATCCGTCAACCTCAAACTGACGGCCTTGCAAAGCGACGAGATGACGAGGATTCAAGCTTTCTCGCTGGCTGCAGTGATGAAGAACAGAATCCACATCCAGGGCAAGGACAGCTCGGGAGCACCAATAGGCACTTACACGCCGGCGTACATCAAGTACAAACGCGTAAAGGCAAAGAGAGGTACTGACCCCAAGGTCATCCTATCGCTGACGCGACAGCTGGAGAGCGGATATCAACCAGAAGCCATTGAGCATGGCTACGCTATCTGCCTGCGGACTCCGGAGGACATGCAAAAGGCGCGCTGGTGCGAAGAGACCTATAACAAGCCTATCTTCACACCGACAGCCGAGGAGCACGAAATGGTACTTCAAATTGCTAAAGACTATATCGCCAGCCATATCAAATCATGAAAGAGAGAATCGACCACATCAACAAAGCGATCATCGATGCCGTCTATAACGAGGGCAAGAAGCCGCTCGACTTGCAGCCGTATGGCCTTGCAGACTCTGTCGCCATCCTTGGTAATGAAGATGTGACATTCCCTGCGATTGTTTTGAGGAACGGCGAGTGCATCAGTGTTTACAACGAGACGGACAAGCACGACATCACGCTCTACCATAGGCTCAATCGAGTCTCGTATAGCGAGGTAGAGCAAGGATTCGGCAATGCGCGAGCTTACAACGAGGTGGACGAATTGTCCATCATCGTGTTTGGCAAACGCGAAAAGATCGACAAGTTTCGCCTGGGGCAGCTCATCTGCAAGGCAATCGCGTCCGATCCTGCCAACACGCTTGTTGAGAGCGACTTCAACTCCCTGCAGGTGTTTGCCTCGGAGTACCTGGGGGTCACGTATTTCATGACCCCTGCGTACTTCCTCTTCAAAATCAACTATCGTATAACCAGCACCTACAACCCGAGGTGCGCAAACTAATAACTATCATGAGTTTACAAAGACTAACGTGCGCAGCCACCTCTGGCGACACTCTGCAGCATGTATGCGACCCTTGCGGTCGTGAGCTCGGTCGCGTCCGTGGTGTCGCACTTTTCGACGCATCGTTTGACATCGCAGCTCTCAAGGCGCTGCTGATATCCGGCCAGACAGCAGACATCACTGCTGCGCAGACCGCATTCGAGAACGGCGTAGCAGCCGGCAAAATCCACCTCATCAGCGAGACCACCGGCACGTTCGATGGCGGCGCTGCCCAGACCGGCGACGGCTATGGCGACGAGGAGACTCGCCTGCTTGGCTATCTCTACACCCTCAACTTCAAAGACCCGTCCTATTCGGGCAACAAGGAGTTCTGGGAGAAAGCCGAAAACGAGCACTGGATCGTGTGCTGGCGCACCGAGACCCTGCTTCACTTCGCAGACAAGCCTGCCGGCATCCAGGCCATCGCGCCGGTAGAGCAGGACTTGACCTCTGCAGTAGCATGGAACGTGACGGCCACCTGGAAGTCCAAGGCCAAGCCGGACATCACTCCTCTCACTGCGCTCGAGAAGTATTTCGAGGGCTGCTGGGGAGTTGCATCCTCTGGAAACAACTAATCAGTAAGGGGCAGCAATGCCCCTTACCTAATACCTATGCGACATGCAGATTAAGAAAATATTCTACAAGACCGACTTCCAGATCACTGAACACACGGAGGTCGGGTACAGCGTGCCGTTTCGGTTCGCCTACTTTGCAGCCAATGAGAACCGTACGTATGTAGCAAGTTTCGACGGGACAACCTACACGAACTGCCACCTTACGCCCAACGGCGACCTGTGTGTCGCTTTCGACGACCACCATCTTGGCTGCGGACAACTGATGGTGCAGCGCACCTATTACCTCAACAACGAGTGCTACGTAACGGGCGTATGTGACGAGCGCATCCAGCCAGAGCCGGTCAAGATACGTGTGAACGTTGAGGGCGGCGAGCCGCAGGATGCCTACGTAGTGCTTGATGTCCAGGGCGCGACGACCATCGAAGCATACAGCGAAATAGCGCCTTACTACGCCATAGGCCCACGAGGTTATTCTGCATACGAGGTGGCTGTTCAGCAGGGCTTTGTGGGCACGGTAGATGAGTGGCTCGCTTCACTCCAGGGAGAGCAGGGCGATTCCGCTTACGATGTTGCCGTTCAGCAAGGCTTCGTCGGTACGAAAGACGAGTGGCTCGCGTCACTCAAAGGCCAGAAGGGCGACCAAGGCATCAGCGGAGGCATGCTCTTCCCGACGATGCAGTTTGATGCGGAGGATGGCAGTCTTACCATTCGAGGCCTCAAGCAGGAAGTCGATCGCATACGATTCAACTACGCAACAGCGGAACTTTTCATTCGATTGTAAACTAAAAAAAGCTAATTCATGCCAGAAAATGAAATGCAAGTCATTCGCTACCAAGTTGGCGAAGCTTGGAAAGGGCAATATAACGACTCCATCGAGTACGGGTACGCCAATGTCGTGCAGGACTCGGCTGGTTTGAGTGTATATCGCTCGCTGAAGCCTGGGAACGTTGGTCATCCGTTGACAGACACCGAGTGGTGGTTCTGCATCATCGACCTCTCTTCCATCAAGGCCGAGAGCGACCGCATTGCGGCACTCAGCGAAGCGTTGGCAAACGACGAGGCTGCGCGCGTAGCTGCAGAGCAGTCCCGAAACGAAGCCGAGCGGTCGCGTGCTGCTGCCGAGGGTCGCAGAAACGAAGCCGAGCAGACACGTCAGTCGCAGGAATCTGCGCGCGAGCAGGCAGAATCTCTTCGTGTCAACCATGAGGAGTTGCGCGTCAGCAAAGAGACCGCTCGCGAAACAAAAGAGGCGCAGCGCGTTTTCAACGAGACGGAGCGCCAACAGAACGAGGGCGCAAGAGAGAACAACGAGGAAGCTCGCCAAATCAACGAGGCTAATCGCGACGGCGCAGAGAATGCTCGTGTCGAAGCAGAGGCCGCTCGTGTTGTTGCAGAGCAGGCGCGTGTTGCACAGGCCGCGTCCGATCATACGCGCGCAGAAAGCGACCACGGCCAGATGACCGACCTCGTTAATCGTGCCGATGCAGACCACACCCAGGCAGGCCAGGATCATACCAGAGCGGAGTCCGACCACACCCGTGCAGAAAGCGATCACACGCAAGCCGGTAACGACCACACCCGTGCAGAAAGCGATCACACGCAAGCCGGTAACGATCACACCCGTGCAGAAAGCGACCATACGCAGGCAGGCCAGGATCATACGCAAGCCGGAAATGACCACACAGCAGCCCAGCAGGCCACATCTGCGGCCAACACAGCGGCCGGAAATGCCAATACAAAGGCATCGGAGGCTAATGTGGCGGCACGTGCTGCCGAACAGGCTGTCTCCTATGCCGAGCGCGTCAATGCTTATCTGCTCGGCTATGAGCTTCATGTCACCGACCGCAACGGCCACACCGTCTCCAAAAACGTCAAAGGCGACAAGGGCGATGGAATCGACTACACTACACTCACCGAAGCGCAGAAGCAGGAGCTTGCTGCTGCAGTGGTACGCCAGGTAACCGCAGAGAACATTCTCGGACCTACCTACGATGCCACCAACCGATGCATCATCTTCCCGCTCTCCAGCGGTGTGCGTTACGACCAAACCAACAGACAAATCATCTTTAATTAACAAAATCATGACTAACGAATTTGATATGCTGAACATTGGCGGTGTACCGGTGTACGCTGCCGACGTTGAAGCCCGTGCTGAAATCGCCGAGCTCCAGGCACTCTACCAAACGCTCACACAGAGTGACATCATCCCCTGCGCAGCACTGCCCGAGCAGGGTGTAGCAAACAAGATCTACCGTGTAGCAGGATCGGGCAGCTACAGCGACTATATGTACGCTGCTGGCGCACTCACAACGCCTATCCTGCTGGCAACATACGACAACGCCATCGACAACCAGCCGACGGAGAATAGCGACAACCTCGCCAAATCTGGCGGCATCTGGTCGTGGGTCACTGGACTCA